GTGGCCGCATTGTGATGCGGTGGATCAGAGCAGATCAGATCAGATCAGGCCGACGGGCGGACATGATCCGCTGGTAGATCGCCCGCACCCGTCGCACGTCATCGGCGCAGTAGGACGCCACCCGGCCGATCTGGCCAGCACAGATCAGGGGCCAGACCTGTGATCCGTCGATCCCGTCTGCGCCTTTGACGGGCGCATCGACCGCAAGGGCCAGCGCGAGATCTCCCAGGCTGACGCGGCCTCGGGTGTCGCCTGTCCATAGCGCCATGGTGCATCGCCATCGATTGGCTCGATCCCACGGGGCCATCGACGTGCCGTCTGGGCTGCATCCTGCGATTGCGGCGGGCAGATAGACACCGTGCGCCGTGCAGCGCTGGCGGATCATGTGGCGGTCGAAGTCGGCGCCGTGAGCCACGATGGCGTCGAGGTGGCGGGAAAAAGACACGTCTTTGTCGAGGTCGATCACGTCTTCAGCAAACCGGCGCAGCATCGCCCCTTCGCCGTCTGGGTCGGTCCCGTCGCGGACGTAGGTGATCGGCTCGTCGCCGTCGGTGGCGACGGAGATCACCCACAGCTCGCCGAAGGTGCCCGATAGGCTGGTCTTCTCAAGAGCCTTCGCCGCATCTTTGGCGGCCCTGTCGAGGTCGCTTGGATCGTAGTGTTTCCCTGCGATGTGGGCCACGACGTCGGGGCGGGTGCTCGGGCCGGTTTCGGTGTCGATGTAGATGATCACTCTGCGCTCCCAATCTCAATCGTGAATCCGTAACGCGCCGTCTCGTCGACACGCGCACGGCGTTGCTGGTAGCGCCATGTGATCGGCGCGGTGGTTCCGTCGTGCGTTCCGTAGTGCCGCGCTATCTCGTCGCGGACGTACTTGAAAGCCGACGGAAGGTTGTCGTCGTCGAGGTCACGCGGTGAAATGCGCGTGAAGGTCACGACGACAGGAAGGTCCGGCAGCACACGAGAACGCAGGAGCCACGATGTCGTTTGCTTTTCGCGGTCCTTGCGCTTCTGCGTCGTCCGCCAGTGGCCGCGCACGTTGGTCCATGCGTCGACGCGCAAAGGGGCACTGAGAACGATGGGGTCAGGCATCGGACACCGTGAGAGCGCCCGATGCTTCCAAAGCATCACCGTAGAATGCCCGCAGCGCGGCGATAGACTCCGTCGACGGGCAAGCACCCTCGTTCTCCCATACTGACAAACTGGCGACGCTACAGCGCGTTTCACGGGCCACGTCGGGCAGGCTCATGCCCATGCTCTCACGGAGAGCGCGTAGGCGGGTGCCATCAAGCATCGTGCGGGCTCCGTTTTTTCGGTCGTACCAGGTGCGGGCCATGTGAATCTCCAAAGCAAAGCCCCGCACGGTGATCCGTGCGGGGCGATGGGTGTCATCCCTTGCGGGCCATAAATCCGGGCTTGCTCGTCGGAGCCGACGCGGCGGGCTTGCTGGCGACGGCGACCGGCGCAGCGCCAGCGCGGGCCTTGAATGCGACTACGTCGTTGCTGGCGTCGTAGCCGTTGGCGGCAGGGCGCACCTTCAGCTTGACCACGATCTGCGCACCGACGCACGGTGACAGGCTCATGCCGGTGACGCCGCAAGCATCGGCAAGCTCGGCAGATTGGCGCTTGCCAATGTCCAGCATTTGCTGGCCCTTCTCGTCAGTGCGGATGGTGCGCAGCGTAATGCGCGTCCAGATCTTCCGGCCCCTGTGATCGCCGTCGTCGACGGTGAGTTCCACATTGGCTTGGACGCTTTGCTCGTCGCGGGTCTTCTTCGCCTCGATTTTGCTGACGGTGACAGGGTAGTCACCGGCAGGCAGCGGATCGAAGCTCGACGGGCGGCGCTCGACGCTGGCGACGTCGAAATCAAGGGCGAGGGGGTCGTTGTCGTTCATCCAGTCGGACATGGTCATCACTCCTTCGTCGCGGAGACTGCCGCGCCAGCGTGAGCCGCCATCTTCGCCACCACGGCGCCGAGGTCAGCAGGTTCGAGCGGGTCAAGCGCCCCGCTGCGGTCTTTGGCGATGCTTCGCGCATCGCCGGATGTCTGGAGGTAGCGCACGGGCACGCGCTTTCCGTCGGGGTCGACTTCGTCGACACACACGAGACGGAACACCTCGTCAAAGAGGTACGGGACGGCGTCGCCAAGCTTTGCGCCGGGCATCGAGATCCCGTAGGAGATCCGGCCCGTGGCGTCGTCCTTCACCTTGGCCAACTTGGCCGAGAAATAGACGCCAATCGGCAGATCACGGAAGGCCCGCATCGCGGCGGTGACGCGCTCGATAACGGCACCGTATGCCTGACGCGGGTCCGTGACCTTCTTTTTTTCTGCGGTGAGGACCACCTCGGCAATCTCCGAAATGCTGTCCAGCGCGACCCAATCGTAGCCGTGCGACTTGCCGGTAAGATGCTTGTGGACGTTGATCAGGTCATCGACGGTGACAATCTCGACGACGTCAAAGCGGTCATCGCCCGACGCGAACGAGAGCGAGAGCAGGCCCGACTCTGCGGACACAATCAGGACGCGGCCCGGAAGGCTGCCGATAAGCGTCGTCTTGCCGATGCCACTGTCACCGTAGACAAGAACCTTTGGCGCATGAGGCCGGATGGCTTGCGCGAGCTTCATGATCTGCATGTGTTCTCCTCTTGTGCCTTGACTTCTATCGGGGGCCGATAGAACGTGTCAAGCACAAAGGAGCAACACAGATCATGAAGTTACGGGACTACCAGAAAGAGGCAGTCGACGCGGTGTTTTCGTACTGGGAGCGGGCACCGTCGACGCCAGAGAAGCCAGCAAGCCCCCTTGTGGTGATGCCGACGGGAAGCGGCAAGAGCCCGACGCTCGGAGAGACGACGCGGCGGCTTGTGCAGGATTTCGGGTGCCGCGTCGTCATTGCGACGCATCGGGCGGAACTCATCGTCCAGGATGCGAAGGCGGTGCGGTCGATCTGGCCGATGGCCCCGGTCGGGATCTACAGCGCCGGGCTTGGACGAAAGGAGATCGAGCAGATCACGATCTGCGGTGTCCAGTCCATCGTGCGGTCGACGTCAAGGCTCGGGCATGTCGACGTCGTGATCATTGACGAGGCGCATCTCCTAAGCCCTGAAGACACGACGTCATACCAGCGCGTGATCTCCGACCTACGAGCAGTCAACCCTGACCTGCGGATACTCGGGTACACGGCGACGCCGTACCGTCTCGGGCAGGGCTACTTGACGGAAGGGGACAGTGCGCTTTTTACCGCCGTCGCCTACGACGTCGACGTGAAGCGCCTCATTCGCGACGGTTGGCTATCGCCTGTCGTGACGGGGTACGTCCGAGAGCAGATAGACCTATCCGACGTCGGCATCCGCATGGGTGAGTTTGCGGCGAAGGATTTGGAGATGGCTTGCGACGTCGACAAGATCAACGGCATCGTCGCCGACGACGTCAAGGGTGCGCTCGATGGCGGGCGCACGTCGGCCATGATCTTCGGCACGTCGGTGGCCCATGCAAAGCGTCTGCGAAACGAGATGCAAATCCGTGGCGTGTCCTGCGACGTAATCACCGGCGAGACGGAGCGCGGCCAGCGGGACGAGATCATCGGGCGATTCAAGTCGCGGCAGCTTGCGTGTCTCGCGTCCTGCGACGTCCTGACGACTGGCTTTGATGCGCCTGTCGTCGACGTGCTGGCATTGGTCAGGCCGACCATGAGCCCTTCTCTCTACGTCCAAATGGTGGGGCGCGGGATGAGACTGGCCGACGGAAAGACCGATTGCCTGCTTTTGGACTACGGTGGGAACATCGCAAGGCATGGCCCCATCGACGACGTCAAGGTGAAGCCCAAGGGAAAGAAGAGCGACGGCGACGCGCCCACAAAGACGTGTCCACAGTGTCTTGCGCAGCAAGCACCGGCGGTGCGGGTCTGCCTTCACTGTGGCTACGAGTGGCCCGCGCCAGAGCGCAAGGCGAACGACAAGGCGAGCAACCTGCCGGCGCTGTCCCTCGAGATCAAGCCCAAGGCACCGCCCGTGCGGCATGAGGTCGGCGCTGTCGAGTGGCGCAAGCACTACAAGGCCGGCGACGACAACGCGCCACCGACGCTTCGGATCGACTACNNCCCGCCAGGTGGGCCGCTTGGGCTCGGGCGCAAGATCGTGTCTGAGTGGGTGTGCGTCGAGCACGAAGAGGGCAGCTTTGCGTGGCGCAAAGCGATGCGATGGTGGGAGGAACACGTTGGCTGTCGCCTGCCAGAGAGCGTCGACGATGCCCTTGCCCTCCTCGACGACGGGCACATGCGCCCGGTTGTGGCTGTCGAGACGGAGAAGGATGGCAAGTGGGACCGCGTCGTTGCCATCCACCATGGCAAGCGCCGTGAGATTGATGACGAGGTTGAGAACGAGTCAGAGGCCCAACCTGCCGCTGGCGACAGTTTTGGAGAGGACGATCTGCCATGGTGATGACCAATATTGAAGCTGCCCTTTGGTACGCAGAACGCGGGCTTGCGGTGTTCCCTTGCAGCCCCGGCACGAAGATCCCTTTTGCTGGGTCTGCCGGGTGCAAAGACGCGACGACGGACGAGGCTACGATCCGGTCTTGGTGGGAGAAGACGCCAGGTGCCAACGTGGCGATTGCGACGGGGTCGGTGTCTGGCATCTACGTCGTCGACATTGACGCGGCGTCGTCGGAGATCATGCCGCGCCTGCCTGAAACGTGGATCGCAAGGACACGCGGCGGCGGATGGCACTACGTCTACGCGCTGCCGGAGGGTGTGCGCTTGCCCAACACAGCCAAGTCAAGCCCTAACGCTATCAGCCCCGATGCCGACACGCGTGGCGAGGGCGGCTACATCGTGGCGTTCCCGTCGGTGGTGGAGGGCAAAGGATACACCTGGACGAATGACGTAGACCCGGTGCCGTTGCCGTCGTGGATCGTGGACAGGGTGAGGCCACGACAGCAAGCGATCACGCTCACGCGCCAGACTTTTGCGCTCACTGCGACGTCGTGGGCAGAGACGGCGATGCGGCAGGAAGTCGACGAGGTGGCGCGGACAGGCAAGGGCGGGCGCAACCATGCGCTGGTTCGTGCGGCATTCAAGCTCGGGCAGATTTGCGGCGCTGGTCACTTGTCGTTCGGCGTAGCTGCGGACGCGCTCTACAGCGTGGCCCGTGGTTGGGAGGGAGAAAGCGAACGCAAGTCGAGGGGCACGATTGAGCGTGGCCTGAAGGCTGGCGCGTCGCATCCTCGGAGCCCTGTCGACAAGGCGATTATGGAGTCTGACAGCGGCTACTACGTCGACGAGATCAACGCGCTGGCGATTGAGCCGGAGATCATCATGGCACCGGAGAGGGCCAAGCCCAAGGGGCCGACGCCAGCCGAGCAGGACGCCGCACGTTGGGCAATGTTGGCCGATGTCAGGGCGCTGGGCGGCTTGTGCGACACGTTCTGTGGGTGGGTGATCCGTGGGGCCGATCATCCGCAACCTGGACTCACCATCGCGGCGCTTCTGGCCCTCGGGTCGGCGATGGCTGGCCGTCGGCTTGTGTACCGCCGGTCGACGTCGAGTCTCTACGTCGTGTCGATGGCGTCGTCGGGTGAGGGCAAGAACCGTCCGCAGTCCTGCCTGTCGCGGGTCATCGACGAGTGCTGGCCAGCATTGCGCGGTCCCAACAGCTTCAGCAGCGGGCCTGCCTTCGTCGACGGCGTGAGGAAGGCTGTCGGTGCTGGCGTGGCGACGTGTCTTGTGCTTGACGAGTATGGGATGCAGCTCGGGAACATGATGGGTCCAAGGGCCGCGACACATCGGCAGGACATCAAGCAGTCTCTGACGGAGTTGTCCACGAAGGGCACAGACAAGTGGTCCCCAGCGGTGTCGTTGGTGAAGGGCGGTGGCAAACTCGACTTGATTGCGCCTGTCGTAACGGTGCTTGGATCGACAACGCCGGAGAGCCTGCACAGTGTCCTGACGTCGGTCGACGTGGCAGACGGCTTTGTCGGTCGTCATGTGTGGATGCGTTCACAGTGGGTGCTGCCGGACTGGCAACCGCCAGAGACGAGGCCCGACGACGATCTGCCGCTGGACGTCCGCTCGGCTGTGCTGGCGGTGCGTGAGCGTCATGAGGCATGGCACCTGGCCCTTGCGGT